ATTTTCAGCAACCAACGAAGTTGGTGCATCAGGAACATACGCTAGTGGAGGCGGTACTTTAACAAGTCCAACCATTGGCTTAACAAAATCAAGCGCAACAGCTTCAACAGCTTTTGTAGATTTCGCAAACGTAAGTTTTACATCTGCAACAATATCTGCACAAGCAGCAATGATATATAACAATAGTGCAGGTAATACAAATGCAGCGATTGCAATTTTGGATTTTGGTAGTGTAAAAACTTCAACAAACGGAACATTCACAATAGCATTTCCGACAAACGATGCATCAAGTGCAATATTAAGATTATCTTAATATAGAAAGGTAATCTTATGTCCAGTGCTTGGGATAATGGAGTTTGGGGACATGGCGATTGGGGACAACAAGCCAACGCCACTGTCACTGTCACTGGATTATCCTTAACCTCGGCTAAAGGATCTGTTGTCGCTACAGCTACGATAGGTTCTGGTTGGGGCAGAGACTCTTGGAGCAGCAGAGCCTGGGGCGTAGCCTATACCCTTCAACTAGACTCACTTCCAACTACATTAACCGCAGGAACTTTAACAGCAGAAGGGGATGCATTAGTATCTCCTACACCTGTAACCATGACTGCGGCAGTAGGCACTGCAGTAGGTGAACCTGAACACGTGATTTTCCCAACAGGTGTTTCGATGACATCTGCATTGTCTGGTGTATTAGAAATTGGTGAAGGTACAGGAGCTGTCTTAGGAAGTTTATCCATGACTTTCACTGCAGGAGATGAAACTGGTTCAGGTACTGTCGATGCAGGTTGGGGTCGTAATAATTATGGCTCTTTCGCATGGAATGAGAACATAGAATTTATAACATCAGTCACTGGTGTTTCTATGGTGAGTTCACTTGGAACCACCTCACAGTCTGTTGGTACAGGTGTTATTGTAACACCAACAGGACTATCAATGACCTCTTCAAGAGGCACCTTAGAAGTTTCTCAAGCTACTGCATTAATAACACCAACAGGAGCTACTTTTAACACCCAACTTTCAGGAGCCACTGTTTCAGGTGCAGGCGGAACAGGAGTAGTTGCTCCTTCTGATCAATTAGATTTTGCTATAGGTAGTTCAACTATTGAAATCTTTACACAAGTAGATCCAACAAGCGTGCAGTCTACGTTTGATACTGGATCTGTTGCTGTTACAGGTGATGCTCCTTCTGTAGATGTAACAGGCACAGCAATAACCTCTGCTTTAGGATCATCTACTATTGAAGTTGGTTCTGGAGTCAATGTACAGGTGACTGCCTTAACAAGCTTAAGTTTTGTTCAAGGCGAAGAAGTCATAGGAGCAAACGCTGTTGTTGAGCCTACAGGAGTAGACTTGACTATTATATCAGGCAACCCTTATGCTACCCCTTGGGCTAATGTTGTAACAGGCGCAAGCAACACATGGATAGAGGTAGACGCAGCATAATATGTTTGATAAATTCGAAAAAACAAATATTATTGAGGTTCAATGAGCACTTATTCAGACAGACTTAAATTAGAACTTATGGCAACTGGCGCAAACGCCAATGTCTGGGGTACCAGGACTAATAATAATTTAAATGTCATAGAAGCTTTTGGAGCAGGCTTTTTAGCCAAATCTGTAGCAGGTTCCGCAGACGTTACTTTAACTACAGGAGATTCTGATGCTACAACAGAGTCAGCAAATAAAGTTATTGAGTTCACAGGTGCTTTGACAGGAAATATAAAAGTTTTTGTTCCTGCTGTAGAAAATAATTATATTTTTTTTAATAACACAACAGGCTCTCATACATTAACAGTTTGTCCAACAGGACACACATCCAACGGTGTTGCCATAACTCAGGGAGCACACACAATACAATATTGTATTGGAAATAAAATTATCGATCTATTTGCTAATTCATTAGGAACGGTGGGAGTTAAGAATTTAGTAAACGTTGGATCTTCTGCTGTTAAGATCGAAGCAAACGGAAGATTGACAGCAACAAGTTTTACAGGAGCAGGTGGAGATTTAACAGGTGTTAGCACTTTACCACAAAATACACAAATGGTTTTTCTCGCAGCTAGTGCGCCAACAGGTTGGACACAAAACACTGCAGCCGCTTTAGCTAACTCAACTTTAAGAGTTATAACATCAGGCACTGCAGGAACAGGTGGTTCCGATGTGTTCGGTGACACTTTCGGTGGTTCAAGATCAACAGAAACTGCAAACATTGGATTGAATGTTGCTCCCGTCACAGTAGATGCTTCAAGCGTTTCATTAGGTGACACTACACTGGCGATACCTACAATTGCATCACATACACACCCATCTACAACTACTCCTACTAACCAAGGAAATTTTGGAAATGGAGGTTCTTTTTTTGGAAGTGGTGGTGCTACGGGATCCACAGGCGGTGGTGGTGCACACGGACACCCTATGGCTTCTGCCTCTGGTTCTGTTTCAGGAACAACCAACACACCAACAAGTTTCACAGTACCAACAATGGATGTAAAGCATGCTAACGCAATAGTGTGCAGTAAGGATTAATAATGGCAAGTTCTTATTCAGATAGATTAAAACTAGAATTAATGGAAACAGGCGCTAACGCTAATACTTGGGGTCAAAATACAAATACGAATTTACAAGCGGTTGACGCTTTCAATGCAGGATACTTATCAAAATCTGTAGCCGGAGATGCAGACGTAACCTTATCTACAAATAATGCAGATCCAACTGCTGAGTCTTCAAATAAAGTTATTGAGTTCACAGGAACTTTAACAGGAGATATAAAAGTTTTTATACCCGCTGTTGAAAACAATTATATCTTTTTTAACAATACTTCAGGGTCTCACACATTAACAGTGGCTCCAACAGGAC